GCGGCAGCGGGTGCAGGTGGCTCCGGCGACGCCGCCGCCGCCGCAGCGGCAGCAGCTGCAGCCGCTGGCGCGACCGGGCCTTACCGCCCGCAGGGCCTGCCCGAAACGATGTTCGGCAAGGATGATCGCGAGACGATCGACAAGCAGCACAAGGCGCTTGAGGGCTATCGCCAGCGCGATTCGGCGGTGCCCGACAAGATCGAGGCTTATAACGCCTTCGAAATCGACAAGGCGCCGGAAGCCATCCGGCCGCAGCTGCAGGCACTTGCCGCCGATCCGCTGTTCGGCGCTGTCGCCAAAGTGGCAATGGAAGAGAAAATCCCTGTGGCGTCGCTGCACAAGCTGACAACGGCGCTCTACTCCCAGGCGCAGGAAGCCGGCATGCTTGAAGCGGCGATCGACCCGGTGGCCGAACGTGCGGCACTGTTGCCGGAAACCGCCAAGAGCCTGCCGAAGGCCGACCAGGACAAGGCTATCGATGCCCGCATGCAGGCCAACGAAGATTTCGTCAACCTCATGCAGCAGCACGGCCTGCCGAAGGAAGTCGGCGAACACGGCCTGCTGATGCTCATGGACACCGCCAAGGGCAACCAGCTGATCGAGTTCTTCGCCTCCAAGATGACAGGCGGCGACAAGGCGCAACCGTTCTCCGGCGTCGGCGCCGCACCGGCAGGGTCGGGCGCCCGCGACGCGCTCAAGGCGCAGTTGGCCGCGCCGGAAATGAACCCGCAGCATCCAAAATTCGACCGCGCCAAGCACGACGCGCTCGATGAGCAATACAAGAAGCTCATCGGCGTCTGATCCCGCGCAATTGACGCCGCGCCGGCCGGGTCATTCTCGGCCGGCGCAACCAAGGGAGCGACCCGGCGGCGGCGGGCTATCCTTCACCGGACCCTGCAGGAACCGGCTCTATCGGCCCCACGGCTGCTTTTGAACAGCAACCCAAAGGGGATTTCCCATGTCGATCCAGATCGCTGCCTGGTTTACCGAAAAGATCAAAGACAAAGTCACCGTCCAGTTTCAGGCCCATGGCGGCCTGCTCGACGGCACCATGATGTCGGGTGACACCCAAGCCAACACCGTCAAGTTCCCGATTATCGGCCGCACCGAAGTCTACAAGCTCACCGGCGCCATCGAGCGCGTTCCTGTCACCGGCACCGGCCTTACGACCGTCCAGCTGACCATGGATGATTTCGAGGCGTCCGACTGGTGGCGCGTGCAGGATGCCTACAAGGCCGGCCCGAACGAACAGGCCGCCCTGGTGACCATCATCACCGCCGCCATCCGCCGCAAGCGCGACAAGATCAAGCTCGACGCGCTGGCAACCTTCGCGTCCGGCGGCGCGGGCGTCACCACGATCGGCAACGGCACCGCGGTGATCGACATCATCGACCTCGAACAGGCCCGCGCGCAGATCGCCGGCACCGGAGCCGACGATACCGGCGAAGTGCAGGTGTTCTGCATGCTGCCTGCGATGTGGATGAGCCAGCTCAAATTCTACAAGGAATTTTCCGACGCGCAGTGGGTCGGGCTGGACAATTCGCCGTTCTCGAAGATCCAGCGAATGCGCACCCGCACGTGGAGCGGCGTCCACTACATCGAGGGGCCGGATGAGTATTTCGCCGGCAAGGATGGCACCTCGCTTTACGCCTACATGTGGCACCACGATTCCATTGGCGCGGAAACGCCGTGGAACAAGGAAGCGCCGACCATCACCCAGGAAACCATCATGCAGGGCTCTCCCTACCTGGTGAAGGCCGGCCTGGGCGGCGCCGCTGTCGGCATCCAGGCGGCCGGCGTCAAGCGTCTCGACTTCCTGAAGATTGCCAAGCCGGTTCGCCCGGCCGTGCTGACCGACGAAATCCCGGCCGGCTAACCGATCGCCAGCGGGCCGCCTGCCATCCGGCGGGCGGCCCGTCGCTTCAACGCTTCAACAGGAGAACATTTCCCATGGCCTTCAATCCTCGCTCGCTGGCGCTCTACAATTCCACGCCCTACGGCTCCGCCGGCAAAAGCACCAACTGGTACAATTACACCACGGCCGATGCCGTCGCGACCGTCATTGCGGCCGGCTATTTCGGCACTGGAGTTTCCGGCGTCGTCGGCAGCAACAAGCTCAACGTCAACGATGTCATCGACTGCCTCTGCGTCGCCGATGGCGTCGCCGATCGCGTGGCGCTGATCGTCACTGCCGTGCCGGCCGGCGGCAACATCACCGTCGCCGTCAACACCGACGCTGCTGGCGCGTAATCGCCGGCAAGCCGGCAGAGGGACATCATGGCCGAAGCGGAAATCGACAAGGCAATGATCGTGAATTGGGCGCTGGTCGAACTCGGGCTGGCGCCCAAATTCTCGATTGACGAACAGACCACGCTTGGCGGCCTGGTCGATATTTTCTGGCCGCGCGCGATCGCCCGCACCTTCGGCCTGCACGACTGGACCTTCTGCCGGCAGACCTTTCTGCTCACGCGGCAGGGAGCCACGCCTGTCATCGGCTACACCTATGGTTTCGATCTGCCCGGCGGCATTCTAGGGCCGCCGCTCAAGCTCACGTCCGATGCCCTGTGTAACGTGCCTTTGCGCGACTTCGCCATCGAGGGCACAACCGTTTTCACCAATGAGCCGGTCGTGTACGCGCGCTGCAAGCAGGCGCTCGACCCGGCCGCCTGGCCGCCGCAATTCGCCGACGCCTTCGCCACGCTGCTGGCCTCCTATCTTGCCGTCCCGTTGACGCAAGACAGCGACTTGAAGGCCGACAAGGAAGCGGCGGCGATCGGCACGCCGGCGACCGGCGGCGCCGGCGGCATCTTCGGCCGCCTGATCGCCCAGGATCGCGCCGGTTCGCCGATCGGTTCGCCGGCGGTCACGGACGTGCTGCACGGCGGGCGCGTCAGCAGCGAACCCTGGCACGGGCGCTGGTAGATGGTCGCGCGCCCCGCCGCACCGCAACGCTCCTGCAACGCCGGCGAATTTTCGCCGGAGGCGAAAGGCCGCGTCGACATCAAGCAGTATTATGCCGGCGGCCTTGCCTTCAAAGGCATCGAGCCGGTGCCGCAGTCCGGCTTTCGCCGCATGGGCGGCACCTGGCGCAAGGGTGAGTGGCGCAGGCCGCTTTCGGCCCGCGCCATCACGGCGCCGACGCCGGCGGCCGGACCGTTCACCGGAACGCAAACCATCTGGAGCGGCACGGTTGCCGGCACGGTCGCGGCGGTGCTGGCGGCCGGCCTGGCGATCGATGCCGGAACCGCGACATTCACCATTGAAGCCTTTGTCGGGGGCGTCTGGGTCGCGGTCGGCGGACCTTTCGCGGTCAAGACCGGAACGCCGGTCACACGGCTGGCGGCCTATGCGCCAGGCCAGCAGAAAGCCGCTACCTCGCTGCGCATCCGCGCGACATTTTCGAATGCCGGAACCAATGTGTCCGGCCTTGCCGTCTCGGCTTTTTTCGAGAGCGGAACCGCCGAGCGGCCGCGCTTTGTCGACCTGACCACCGACCAGGGCAACACTCTGGCGTGTTTCGTGACCGCCGGCATCGCCGATTTCTTCACCGACGCCGGTTTCGTCGGCTCGGCCCGCATCGCGACCGTCACGGCCGGCATGCTGCCCGACCTGGGCTTCTACTCCGAAGGCAACACGATCGGCATTTTCCACGGCCAGCTCGAAACCGTGCGGCTGTTTCTGGCGACATCGGGCCAGCTGCACGACTGGCGGCAGGATCTGTGGCCCTACGACCCCGTGCCATCGGCCGACCTTGGCGGCGTCTATGCCAAGACCGATGACGTGTGGGACATCTTCATGCGCTGGAATAACGATCCGCAAGCCTTCATCACCATCACCGTGAATGGTGAGACGACGCCCGCGGTACCGATCAAACACCTCGGCGTGCCGGTCGGAATCAACTCGGCCACCTATCCCGGCGACTGGACGCAATGGGCGGCCGATATTCAGGCGGCTCTGGTGGCGCTGCCATCGCTCGGCGCCGGCGTCACCGTTGCCGTGCAAAACCCGTCCGGCAACTACAACATGGAGCTGATCGTCACCTTTGGCGGCGCCCTGTCGGGGGAGGAATATGAACTGTCGGCGATCATCGTCAGCACGGCCGAGGTTTCGGCTTTGCCCTTCCATACACAGATAGGCAAGACCGATACCGAAGAGGTCTTTTCGACCATCAAGGGCTGGCCCGGGGAAGCGGCGCTTGTGCAGGACCGGCTGGACTACTACCGCATTCCGGCGGTGACCGGCGCCATGGCGATGAGCCGGATTGCCGAGTATTTCGATCTCAACGTCGATGGCGCCACAGATAACGCCGCACGGCTCGATAAGCTGCGCTCGCTGACCAACGAAACCATCCTGCACGTGAAGGATTCGAACAATCTCTTCATCTTCACCGACCTTGCCCTCTACTTCGTGCCGAACCGCACCATCGAGCGCAACACGCCGCTGAATTTCGTGCCGGCCAGCGAGATCGGCGCGCAGCCGAACTGCAAGCCGTTCACGCTGGAAGGCGAGGTGTACTACGTCGCCATCAACCCGCAGGGCCTGCCGTTCGCCGCCCAGGGCGGCAAGCAGGTGCTGCGCGTCACCGAAGCGGTGACATCGGCCACCACGAACTTTAATGCCGACCCGGTGTCGCTGCTGGCCTCGCATCTGGCCGACAATCTCATTCGCAGCGCCAACCAGAAGCCGGCGACCGATCTTGACGCCTCCAAGGGCTGGCTGATGCGCACCGATGGCCGCCTGATCGCCTGCCAGATGATCCGCAATCAGGACATCAACGGCTATTGCGAGTGGCTGGCGGCCGGCGGCGGCCTGGTGCGCGAAATCGGCATCGACGGCAAGAACCGGCTTTGGCTGGCGATCGAGCGCGCCGGCCGCACGTCGATCGAGCTCTACGATACCACGATCTACCTGCAGGACGCGGTCAACGCCGTCCCCGACCTTGCCGGCGTCATCACCGGCCTTGCCTTCGAGGACGGCGCCGAACTGTGGGCCAAGGCCGATGGCTATGTGCTGGGCCCGTTCGCCTGCGCCGGCGGCTCGATCGCGCTGGGCGACGCTTATGCGGCGGCCCTTGTCGGCCGCTGGATCGCGCCGCGCTTCGAGACCATGCCGCAGGTGCTGGTGACCGGCAGTGACGAGGTGGTCTTGCGCCCCGGCCGCATCCACACGCTGCACGTCAACATCGCCGACACCGACAGCATTGCGGTGGGCGCCAATGGCGAGGCGCCGGAAGATTTCGAGCTGCACGACACCAACGACCAGGTGGATGCGCCGATGCCGGTCAAGACCAAGCTTCTGACCGTCACGGGCCTGCTGGGCATGATGGAGGGCACAACCGCCGTCATCACGCAAAAGCGGCCGGGGGAGCTTCGGGTGCGCGATATCGCAATGGGGACCAAACTCTGATGCAAATCCTACTGGCAATCCCCGCGGCACTCGGATTTGGCGGCGCCACCGCCGGCGCAACGGCGGCCGGCGCTGCCGGTACGGCCGCCGCCGCAGGCAGCGGCATTTCGCTGGCCGGCATCCTGCAGGGGACGGCGACCGTGCTGGGCATCGTCTCGGCGATCGGCGCGGGCAATGCCGAAGCAGCGCAGAACGAAATGGCCGCTTCCGACGCCGAGAGCGAGCAGAGCATCGAGACGCTGCAGGGCATCAACCGGCGCACGTCGATCAAGCGCCAGATGGCCGACGCGCTGGGCGCGCAGGACGTGGCTTATGCAGGGTCCGGCGTCGACCTGTCATTCGGCACCGCAAAAGCAGCGCGCACCGACGCCTACCGCGAAGCCGATCTTGGCCTGTCCACCGCGACCGGCACCGAAATGACGCGGGTTTCGCGGCTGGCCGAGCGCGCGACAAGCTACCGCGCAGCAGCCAAATCGGCGCGCCGGCTAGGCTTCCTCAATGCGTTCACCGGCGGCGTCGACAATCTACTTTCGTTTGGGGAGCGTGGCTGATGACGACGAAACCGCTGCAGCCGGTCAGCTACCGGCCGTTTCGCGTCGAACCGGTGCTGGCCGATGGGTTGCTTCCCGTAGCGCGCCCAGGCGGCGAGCTGCTGCAGCGCGCGTCGGAAGGCCTGTTTCGCATGGCGGCGCAGGCGGGCCAGATCGCCGATCGGCAGGCGGCCAGGCAGGGCGCGCAGGCGGGCGAGCAAGCAGCACTCGCCGGCCGTCCCGATGCCGAATACACCGGCGGAGATCCCGCCGGCGGCGAAGTTTCCGTGGGCGAGACCGGCGCCAGCGCACCGGGCGGTTCGCGCAGCGAGCTGGCGAAGCGCGCCAAGGCCTACCTCATGGGCAAATATGGCGTGTCCAGCGTCTACGCGGCCGGTCTGCTGGGTCAGTTTGCCGGCGAGAGCAATTTCAACGTCAACGCCATCAATCGCGGCGACGGCGCGGACGGCTCGCACTCCATCGGCATCGGCCAGTGGAACGGCAAACGAGCGCGCAATCTCAAAGCCTTCGCCGCTTCCAAGGGCAAGCCGGTCAATGACTTTGAAACCCAGCTCGATTTCGCCATGCACGAGCTGCAGACCAGCGAAGTCGGCACCGGCCGCCGGCTGGCCGCTGCCCGCACCGTCGAGGAAGCGACCGCCGCCGGCGTCGGCTTCGAACGGCCGCAGGGCTGGACGCCCCAGAACCCCAAGGCGGCACTTGGCTGGAAACACCGGCTGGCGGCTGCGCAATCGATCTACGGCACGGAAGTTGCGGCCGGCGCCGGCGGCGACACCACGGCGGCGATCGCGCCGGCGCCGGCCGGGCCGGTCAAGGGCCTGGTCGAACCGGGCAACATCGATCTGGCAAAGCGGCCAGTGGTCAAGAACAGCGACGGTACAATCAGCACCGTGCGCTCGATGTCGTTCGAACAGGACGGCAAGGAGATACTTATCCCGACCGTTTCGGACGATGGCAAAATCTTGAGCGATGAAGACGCCATCAAGTCCTACAAGAAAACCGGCAAGCATCTTGGCGTGTTCGACAATGCCGACGACGCAACCACCTATGCCAAGTCCCTGCATGAGAGCCAGGCGCAATTCTATGGCGACGGTGGCGCCAGCAGTGGGGGCGGCAAGCCAAAGCTGGAAACCAGTGGCGGCGGCTTCCGGCCGACCGGCAGGGACACCATTCGCGGCCGCGCCTTCGACGAGGCCGGCACGAAGGTCTATCTGCAGCAGGTCGATTCGGAAATGCGGTCGACCACGCAACAGCTGTTCGAACAGTATCGCGACGATCCGGCCGGCCTCCAAAAGGCGATGGGCGACCTCAAGGGCGCGCTGAAAAAGGACCATATTTTCCCGGAAATCGAGGCCGACTATGACGTTGGCTTTGACCGGCTGGCCGACAGCTACCTTGGACAGGCGCGCGAAAACCTCGCCAAGAAGGTCGAGCTGCAGCAACGCGCCGAATTCATCGACCAGACCGGCCAGCTCGAAACCGACCAGCAGAAGCTGCTTGCCGGTTTCGACCCGACCAGCCCCGACGCCGGCGACGCGATCGCCAGCGCGCAAGCATCGATCGACCAGCACTATGACGCCGCCGTGCGCAACGGCATCATGGACCCCGACGATGCGGCGCGGGCCAAGATCGAAAGCCGCCGCAACACGGCGCTGGCCTATTACGGCAAGCAGGCCGATGCGCTCGGCGCCGATGGCGTCAAGACCATGCGCGAGGAAATGCAGAAAGACATGGCCGATGGCGGCATTGAAGGGCTGGACGGCCAAGGCTGGTCGACGCTCGACGCCGGGCTGCAGCGGCTGGAAAAGACCAAGCGCAGCGAGGCCGTGCGCGCAGAGGACGATTTTCGCGAGCGCGGCGACAAGATGGCGTTGCGCCTGCAGGCCGGGGTCGATGTCAATCCCGGCGAATTGTCCACCTTCATGATGGATGCCGCCGGCACACCAGGCGGCAAGCAGGTGCTGCAGGAAACGCTGGCGAAGATCTCCGTTGGACGCGCCATTCGCGACTTCAGCCTGCCGGAGGCCGAGAAGCACGTGGCCGGGCTGCGCAAGCAATATGGCGACAAGCCGACCGACACCGAGCTGCGCACGCTGATGTTTGCCGAAAAGATGGTGGACGAGAAGCGCAAGGAAATCTCGACCGACATGGTGAGCTATGCCGAAAAGCAGGGCATCGTGCCGGAGACACCGCCGCTGACCGATGCCGCGACGGCCGAGGACATGAGCGCGATCATGTCGCAGCGCGCCAAATCGGCCGAGCAAGCCTCGAAAGAGCTGGGCGTGCCGGCGCGCTATCTCAAGGCCGGCGAGGCCGCAGCACTCGGCAAGACAATTCGCGAAAACCCGGAAAGCGGCGCGGCCATGGCCGGCGCGATCGTGGCCGGCGCCGGCAACGCGGCCGCCGATGTGCTGGCCGAGTTCGGCAAGGATGCGCCGATGATCGCCGAAAGCGGCGCCATCATCGCCTTTGGCGGATCGCCGCGCGCGGCCGAAGACGTGATCCTTGGCTATGGCAAGACACCGGACGGCAAGGCGATGAAAGACTTTGCGACCGACGCCGCGCGCGAAAACTTCAACACGGTGGCCGGCAACGCGCTTGAACTCGCCCCGGAAGATTCGGCCCGCATCAAGAGCGCGGCCGCCTCGATCGCGCGCAAGCGAATTTCAGAGGATGGTCTAGACCCGAAATCGGACGAGGCGAAAGCCGTCCACTCGCAGGCCGTGCAGGAAGCCGCCGGCGCAGTCTACGATCGCGGCGTGCAGTTCGGCGGCTTTACCACGGTCGGCGGCAGCTATTTCTCGTCCGGCCAGAAGGTGCTTGTGCCGTCCGACATCCGCGCGGACCGCTTGGAAGACCTTTTGCACGCCGTCACCGACAGCGACCTTGCGACGCTGCCGCATCAGCCAAAGGCGGGAATAGGCTTTTTCGGGTCGATCCGCGGTGCCGGCAAGCGCGTGTCCCAGGGCGGCGCCGACACGATCCGCAACGCCACGCCGGTGGCAGTGCAGGGCGGCTTCGCCTTCGCCGCCGGCGACATCAACACCGCCGATCCGCAATGGATCATGGCCGAAGACGGCCGGCCGTTCATCCTCGACCTGGTGGCGATGCGACCAAAACTCGAAACCCGCGTGCCGGGGGCATATCGCTGATGATGGACCTGGCCATCCCCTATGTGAAAAAGGCGCTGTGGATCGCCGCCGGCGTCGCACTTGTCGTTGTCGCCGGCCTGTGGTGGTTCTGATGTTCCTCTACAAGACCAGCTTTGGCGACAACCCGACATTCGCCCCGAACTTCGCCGATACGATGGCGAAGGAACAAAGCCAGCGCGACGCGGCGGCAGCACTTTGGGACACGACGCGCGATCTGGCCGACTATCGCGATAATTCCAACGCCGAGGATATCGCGATCGGCGAGGCCTATGCGCGCCGCAACAAGGCGATCTTCGAAGCGACCGGCGTTCAACTGCCGAACCCGCGCAAGGATTTTACCGAAAAGGACCTGCAGGAAGGCGCGCGCATTGCCGACGCCGGCGGCAATCCGTGGTCGGTGATGGAAGGCCGCGAAGCCGACTGGCAGCGCCAGGCGGGCGAGCTGGCGCGTATGAAGCCGGAATTCGCCGGCGTGATCGGCATCGAGCGGCCAATCGTGCAGGACGCCTATGCGATCACGCGCGGCGCCGAGGAAGCCGCCGGCGCGGCAGAAGCGCAGGCCGACGCAGTCGGTCTCGGCCGTGGTCGCAAGCTTGCCAATACGCTCGGTGGCGGTGTTGTCGGCGCTCTGCGCGATCCAATGCAGGTGGCAACGCTGGCGCTCGGCGGCGGCGCGGCCGCCCCGGCGCGCGCGCTGGGCTGGCGGCTCTTGGAAGCGGCTGTGACCGAAGCGGCCGTCAATGGCGGCGTCGAGGCCGGTGTGCAGCTGGCCAGCCACGACTACAAGCAAAAGGCCGGCGTCGATGCCAGCCTGTCGACCGGCTTGAAACAGGTTGGACTGGCGGCGCTGTTCGGTGGCGGCTTCGGCGGCCTGCTGGAAGGCGGCCGCACGGTGGCGCGCTTGCTGGGCCGCGAGGTGCCCGAAGAGGTTNAAGAGGTTTTGACGCGCGCGGCCGCCGGCGAGGCCGAGCCCGGCGACTTCAGGACGATCGCCGAAGCATTGGGCGTGACGCCGGACCCGGCAGCGGTTCGGGCCGCCGATCTGGCGGCCGAGCAGCCGGCGCTGGACGCCGCCGCATTCGGCCCGCCGCCTGCAGGCCTGACCGACGACGAAGCCGCTAGGATGGCCGCCCAGGGCCTGCGCGCGGCCGAATTGCCGGATGACATGCGCTCGTCGGCGATCGACCGCATTGTTGAAGGCCGAAAGGCCCGCGAGCCAATCCGGACGGCCGTCACGCCAGCGGGCGAGGCAATTCCGATTTCTGCCGGAGACCTGCCCGAGCGCGGCTTGGTCGTTGCCAATCGCTATGAGGACGGAAACCTTTATATCGGCAAACCCGGCGAGCCGCATTTCGCAGTCGATGATCGATATCCGCATTCGCAGCGTGGCGACCCGGTCACCACCGGATTTGTGACGCCGGACGGTCAATTCCTCGATCGCGTCGAGGCGCTAGCCTGGGTCAACGCCAACGAAAAAACCATCAAGCCTTCCTCGAACATGGCTGGCGAACTTGACGCTCTCGACTATCGAGAGCAGGTGCCGGAAGGCAAAAAGAAGGGGGTAACCGCGCAGCCGGCGGAAGTGCAAAACCCTCCTTCCTTTCTGGCAAAATTAAGCCCAGGAAATCGGGCGGCTTTTCAAGCCTCGTCCGATGTTAACAAGGATGTCGCCCTCCGTCTGGGGAGGAAAATCGACGAACTGACAGCTTCCGGCAGCGACCGGGCAAGTCAACTCTCGGAAAAACTGGGTGACATCCTCGAAGCGATGAACCTTGCTCCCGAGCCGATCTTTGTGCGCGACGGAGCGCCTGCGCCCGAGCCGGCGACGGCCGAGGCGGGCGAGGTCGCCGCGCTCGCACTGACCGAAGCGCGCCGGCCGACTGCTGGTGAGGCAAAGCCGGTCGACCTCGAAAGCACCAAGAAGCTGTCCGTCTGGGATGCGATGCCGGCGGCCAAGGCTGCTGACGGCGACATTTTACACGCCACCCACGAAACCATGATTGCCGATGCCGACAGGACCGAATTTTTCGGCGACCTGATCGCGGCTTGCAAGGATTGAGGTTGTGTTGATGACCGACGAGCAAATCAAATACATGGTCGACCGGTTCCTGCGCTGGCAACTGCCTGAACACTTCAATCCGGACGGCGGGATTAGTTTCAAGCCGGACTACAATGAACACACCGCCCACCCGATGAAACACCGGCCGGTTGGCACCAATCTTTTCGACGCCGTCCAAACAGATGCAATGGTGCGGCATATGATCGAGGGAATGCCGTCCTCCGTTGGCAATAGTGATCAGGGTCGACTTGACGCTCTGCGCACCATTTTTGCGCGACTGAAAGGCGCCTAGCCATGGGCCTGAAAGACTGCCTGATTTCCGCCGTCGAGCAGAAGGCGATCACGCGCGAGGAAGCGTCTTTCCTCGCCGACGAATTCGAAGAACGCTTTGGGCAGCACCGGCTGTCGATGGGCGACGATCTGGCCAAGGCGAAGGCGCGCAAGGATCTGGAAATTCAGCTGAAGGCGGAAGCGGCCGAAGCGCGCCGGCGGGCCGACCTGACCGAAGCGCGCCGCCTGGGCGTCAAGGGTTTCCTGCAGGGCTATCGCGGCCGCGACGGCAAGGCCAACGTGTTTGAGGGGGCGATGGCGCTGCTGTCGCATTACGGTTTTCGCGGCGAATCGAGCGTACGCGGCAAGACCGAAGCCATCATCGTCGGTGCGCAAAAGAACCTCGACAAGGTGATGTTCTCCTTCGAGCGCAAGGGCCTGCTGGGCAAGCGCGCCAACAAGGCGCTGCAAAGCGATGTGGTCAAGGAGCTGCACGGCGAGGCCGCCGGCGACGCCACGGCCAAGCAGCTGGCACGGGCGATTTCCATCGTGTTCGAAGATCTCCGGCAGCGCTTCAACGCCGCCGGCGGCGCGATCGGCAAGCTCGACAATTTCGGCCTGCCGCACGATCACAACCGGCTGAAGGTCAAGGCCGCCGGCCGCGATGCCTGGAAGGCTGAAATCACCGAATTGCTCGACCCCAGCCGGATGACCAACCCGCTGACCGGCCAGCCGCTTTCCGCCGGCGGGCTCGACCAGGCGCTTGACCATGTCTGGGAGTCCATCGTTTCGAATGGCCGGGCGCATCTGCAGCCGTCCATGGTGCGTCGCGGGCAGGGCGCCATTGCCTCGCAACGGCAGGAGGAACGTTTCCTCACCTTCCGCGACGCCGCCAGCTGGGAAGCCTACAACGCGAAATACGGCAAGGGCGATATCGTCCAGGCGATCTTCGGCCACATCAACGGCATGGCCCGCGACATCGCGGCCATGGAAGTGCTGGGACCGAACCCGACCGCCATGGTCGAGTATATGAAACAGGCGGTGGCGCACGAAATCGGCAAGCTGGAAACCGGCAAGCCGACGCTGGCCAAGGGTGCCACCATCTTCAAGGACAGCCAGGCGGCGGTGGCGGCGCACCGCATCGACAGCCTGTGGCAGAACATGCGCGGCCGGCCGGAAGTCGCCAGCGGTGCAGCACTCACCACGTCGAACATCAAGAACGTGATGACCAGTGCCCAGCTCGGCAGCACGGTTATCCTCGCCGCTGCGACCGACCCGTTTGTGTCGCGCGCCGCGCGCAAGCTGGCCGGCCTGCCGATTACCTCGACCATGCTCGACATGGTCAAGCTGATCGGCAAGGGCAATCGCGAGGAAATATTCTCGTCAGGCGTGATGTGGGAAGAATATCTGCACGTCATGAACGACGAACTGCGCTTTGCCGGGCCGGCGGTCGGCTCCAACTGGTCGCGCTGGCTTGCCGACCGCACCGTGTCGCTGACCGGCCTTTCGCCCTTGACCACGGGCCGCAAGCTCCTCGAGGCGCGCGCGTGGCAGAAGACGGTGGCCGACAATGCCGGCAAGACCTTCGGCCAGCTCGACAGCCGGTTTCGCACCGCGCTGGAAGGCTTTGGCGTGACCCCGGGGCATTGGGATATCTGGCGCCAGGCGAAAGACCCCGCCGGCTTCGTCACGCCGCGCCAGATCGAGCTGAATGGCGGCGCCGTGCAATATCTCGACATGCGCACGGCCGCGCCGTACCAGATCGCCGGCGAGGCCAAGGCGCTGGCGCATCGCGAGGCCGGAGAAAAGCTGTCGGAAGTCATCAACAGCTGGTCGGAACGCTCGGTGCCGGCCGGCACGCCGAACAGCCGATCGATCGTTACCGGGCTGGCCGAGCGCGGCTCTGTCGGCGGCGAGCTGCTGGATTTCTTTCTGCAGTACAAGAGTTTCGGCCTGTCGTTCACCGCCATGCAGCTGGAAGCGACGTTCGAAATGGCGGCACGGCGCGGCGGCGGCAAAGGGTTCCGGTCGGGTGCGGCCTATTTCGCGCCCATGGCCATCATGCTGACCATGGGCGGCGCCGCCTATATCCAGATCAAGAGCCTGCTCGACGCCAAGAAGCCGGAGGATATGAACCCGGCGACCAATCCCGGTTTCTGGCTGAAAGCCGGCCTGCAGGGAGGCGGCTTCGGCCTGTTCGGCGACTTCGTCAAATCGACCGAAAACCGCTTCGGCCAGTCGATACAGGAATCGCTGCTTGGGCCGGGCATCGCCTTCGTCGGCGACACGGCCGGGCTGACGCTCGGCAATGTGCAGGCGGCGATCGCCGGCGACAAGATCAATCCCGGCCGGCAGGTGCGCAAATATCTGCAGCGCTACACGCCGATAATCGCCTCCAACTGGCTGACGCGCGGCGTCTACAACCGCCTGGTGCTGGACAATCTGCAATGGCTGCTCGACCCCGACGCCGACAAGAGCTTCAAGGCGCAGATCGGCCTGGCGAAAAAGAACGGTACGCCCTACATCGTCAAACCCGGTCAGCTGACGCCGCTGGGCCGTTGACCATTTGACGCTTGCCGCCGCGAGTCATCCTGCAGCCTCAACCACTGAGGATTGCAGATGGCCGCGACCCCTTATCCGCTCCCGCGAGAAACCCGCGAATCCGCCATCCTTGTCGGCAACGGCACGGTTGGCCCCTACGGCCCGTCGCTCTACAAGATCTTCGACACCGCCGATGTGAAGGTGTTCGCCAAGCTGCTGGGCGCCACGGTCTACAGCGACGTGACTGCGAATTGCACCATTGCCAAGGTCAACCCGGCATCGGCCTATGACTTTTTCACGGTGACCTTCAACGCCGCGGTTCTGGCCACGACCAGCTGGAAGCACCAGGCGCGCCGGACGGCCGAGCGATCGGTGGCGGTGACCAAGGCCGGCACGCTCACGGCCGACGAGCTGGAAAAGGAACTGTCGAAACAGGCGAGCGCGCAGAGCGAACTGCGCAGGGATGTCAGCCGCGCCGTCAGCTTCCAGCTCGACTATGCCGGTGCAACCGATTTGCCGGCGGCCGAGGCCGGTAAGGTACTCGGGTGGGACGCCAGCGGCACCAAGCTGGAAAACAAGTCGCTTCTGTCGTTCGGCTTAGCCACCGTTTCGGCGCTGATGACGACTGTCCTGGCGCTGGCGACCTATGCCGAAGCATGGCTTGTCCTTAAGCTCAACGGCTCGCTGTCAACCCGGGCACTGATCAAGGCGCTTACGCCACAGGTCGGCATGTCGGTGCTGCTCACCGAGCCTGGTCGCGTTGGCAATTTCATATGGCGCCTGGGCGACTACTCGGCACAGATCGCAATGGACACGTCGGAAGGCGTCTATCTGAAAGCGGATAGCGTGGCGTCGAACGTGGGCGCGTGGGTCCGCGATTTCGAGATACTGACGGTCGAGCATTTTGGGGCGTCGACAACGGCGACTAGGGCGGCAAACCGCGCGGCGATCCAGTGCGCGATCAATGTCGCACAGGCGTACGTCGGTGGCTTAATGGTCCGCGACGCTTATTTGACGGATGGCGCTGTTGTCCAAACGGCGGCAATGCAGTTCTGGGGGTATCACGCCGACAAGTCGAAGATCGTGACCAACGCGGGCGCGGCGCTTTCGATCGTGCCGACTGCGGGGATCGCGACCGACAACACTTGGTGGGGCTGGAAAAACCTCACTTTGCAGACGACGGAAGTAGGGCGCTACGGCATCGAATATGCGTCGGCCGGCAACGAGTATATGTCGAATTTCATCGTTGAAGGCGTCAAGGCCTCAGGGCCGGCTGGCGGTGTGTCGTTCGATAGTTCGGGCTCAACGGTGGGAATTTTCTCGTGCACGTTCCGGCGCAATTGGTTCGACAATGGCTCTCTGTTTAAAGACATTGGCGACAGCGTTCACATCCTCGAAAACACTGTCAACGGGAACAATATCGGCATCCTTGTCAACGGCGTAAAGGGCGGCGCACAACAGCTGGTGATTGCCGACAACAACATCACGACACGTTCGGAATGCGTCTACCTCCTGAATGTGTCGGCTGCACACATCGACCGCAACTGGATGGAAACGCCGTCTTACCTCGGCAGCTACACGGGAACCACCGGGGCGCTCCTATACACTCAGGCATGCCCGAACACGCGCATCGAGCGCAACACCATCCAGCCGCTTAACGCTGTCATGATCGGTTTGGGCCAGACGGCGGCGGCATATTCGATCCGGCTCAACACATCGGGCGATGCAAGCATCATCGAAGGCAATCGCCTGATCGCAATTGGCAACACCGGCCATATCCAAATCGGTGGCGGCGTCACCAACACGTACATCAAGGAAGAAAACAAGTTCGACGCCACGCCGATCATCACCGATGCCGGCACCGGGACGTTCGGCGCAGGCAACACTCCCGGCGTGTTCAACCAAGTTGTTAGGTTCACGACGACGGCGCAATTCACGTCGGTCGACATCGCCGAAAGCACAAACGCCGGCACGGGCAACGGCCCCTATCGGGAGATCTACCGCAACAAAGCGGGCGGGGCGGCGGTCAACGACGGGATCGGCGGCTTCCTCTGGTACATGAATAACTCGGTCGGAGTTAAAACCAATCTCGGCTACATCACGATGACCGTCCTTGATCCGGTGTCGGGAACGGAAGACGGACAGTTCAACATCGCGCGTATGCTGGCCGGCGCTCTCGTTGTCGGCATGACTTACGGCGCGACGTTCAACTTCACCACTGGCGGCACCTTCACCGGCACGATCACGCCGGCAACAAACGACGGCGGCGCGCTCGGAACTGGCGCGTTGGGATGGTCCGATTTGTTCGGGGCAACCGGCTTCGTCTGGAATATCGGCAACGGCAATTACACCGTCACGCACGCGGCGGGGCAGTTGACCTTCAGCGGGATCGTAATCGCCACGCAGTACAACGTTGGCGCTAACAAGGTCGTTGGCGCTCGCGACACCGGTTGGACGGCTATGACCGGCACGGGTGCGAAGACGGCGCTTGCGGCTGCTGCGGCCGGCACGGCGTCGGGCGCTTACGTCCAGGCCGAATTGCAAGGGGCGTTGAACCGGGTCGCGGCGCTTGAGGCCCGCTTGCGCTCGCTCGATGCGGCTCTAGTAACCCACGGCCTGATCGGCCCGTAACGGTTTAACCTGTTATCATCTTCTCGCAAAGGTTGGGCGCGTTCCCATGCGCCACGCAGTCGCTCAAGAAAGCTGCATCCCTGGCTGCTACGGAGATCAGGGCAGCTGCGAATGCCAGACCGACAACAATGATACAGGCGATCGGCCGCAGTTCACGATCCAAGAATGCGTACAGGTGTGACAAACGTCGCCTCCGTTTAATTGTGGCTAGCAGCATAAGGACCCTTGAGCGAAAGCGAAAGGGTTTACCGCCTGCCTTTTGCTTGTGTATGTGGAAGCTGCTTGCAGAGGGCGACGGATGAGTCTTCAAATTGGTGGTCAGAATTCCGGCCGTTCTTGGCTGACGTTCTTGTTCGTCGCTGCCATTTTTGTGGGCAGCGTTTGGCTCGGAAAGATCACGCTCCCGATCAGCATTCTCGTCTTGCCGTTGTTTTTCGTGGACCGTTCCCAGCTGAGCATCCGTGTGCCGCCTGCTGCGCTCCCTTTGCTGGTGATCGGGGCTATCATCGTTTGCCAGTTCTTGATGAACTACGGGAACCCGGCCTTCAAGTGGAAGGCTGATTTGGCGGTGTGGCTTCCGGTTGTTTTCGCTGGAATGACTATCGTAGCATTGAGAAATCAAGGACTGCCTGATCGGCAAACCTTGCTCGCGATGAATATCGGCGGTTGGCTGACATCTGCGATCATGGTGCTTATGATCCTGTTCGCGCCAAAGGACATGTTTCTGTTGCCTGGGCAGAACGCTACCGTTGTCGAAAACACCTATGCCTCACAACGACAGCAGGACGTTGCGGCGGCGACAAAGCCAGCGCCTTCGGTGAACACGGCAGCGCCGTTGCCAACACGGGCGACCGCGCCGGTTGCTGTAGCAGGGAGAGAGGCTTTTGCGCCCGGAATAAAAGGCGGCGACCAAGCCTTTTACGATCTAAAAAACAGGGCAAAAAATGCACTTGGCGTATCAAACTATATCGCAGTCTTTCTGGTCTTTCTTGCCGCCGTTTCGCTGTTTTCCAGACATCCTCTTGCAGCGGCGGCGTTCGGAGCGTTGACGCTGGTCACGCTGTCGCGGTTTGGGATCATCGTTCTTGGCGTCGTGATTGTCATCTACCTATTGCGCAAGAGGATCGGGCCGACAAAGGCAGCGATTGGGTCGGCGATCCTCATGGGTGTTGGACTCGTAGGGCTTTTTCTGTTCCGACAGGACTTGTCGCTGTTGCCAGGGTCGGCGTCGGTGGTCTCGCGGTTCGAGTATTGGCAGTCCGGCATCGAAGCGCTTGCACTGCACCCCGTGATCGGCTCGCCGCGCTCGGTGCTGCTGGTTGAGATGGGCAATAGCATCACTTGGAACCCGCACAATTGGTTGCTGTGGACTGCTGTGAATTTTGGCCTTGTCGGCCTCGTCGCCTACTGCGGATATGCCTTCATTGCCATGCGCGAGGTATGGATAGCGTCGCGAACGTCTTCGCTGTGGACCGGCGTCTTTGTCGGGCTGATGATGATGCTTGCATGGGGCCTTGAAGAAATCGTCGTCTTAACACCGGCTTTCGAAGTATTGTTCGCCGCAATGTATGCGCTGGCCCGAAACAGGAACGTGGCCGCCCCTCCCAATTGACGATTCTTGCCCACGACTATCCTGCCGGCAACCATAGGAGGTTTGCGGCATGGCAAAGGGCAAGGCACAGGATGATCTGTTTCGTTCGAAGGCGCCGTGGATCATGGCGCTGCTGATGCGCGATTTTCAGCTGCAGCTGGACGACGTCGCGGCGATCGTCGGCAATCTCGGCCATGAGAGCGGTGGCTTTGCCTCGCTGCAGGAAACCAAGCCGACCGTGCCCAGTTCGCGCGGCGGCTTCGGCTGGGCGCAGTGGACCGGCCCGCGCCGGCGCAGCTATGAAGCCTATTGCAAGCGCGCCGGCCTCAATCCCGTGGTCGACCAGGCGAATTACGGTTTCCTGTTTTCCGAGTTGAAAGGGGCGTATCGAGGCGCGATCGCCAAGCTGGTCGCGGCCAAGGGGCTTAACGCCAAGGTCAAGGCCTTCGAGCTGGCCTATGAACAGGCCGGCGCCAAGCACTATGCCAGCCGCAACCAGTGGGCGGCAATCGCGCTCGATGCCTGGCACAATGACAGGCCTTTGAAGCTGCCTGATTGGGCCGTGCGCGGCGCAGGCAAGCCCGCCAGCGCGCAAGAGCCGGCTGCGCCGTCTTCGGACGCCGGCCCGGCGGCGAAACCCGCTCCTGTGCCCCCGCCTGTCGTCGTGGAAAAGCCTGTCGTGGTCGACCCCGGCGAACTGCACAAGCCGGTGACCAAAACCAAGACCTTCTGGACGTGGTTGCTGACGGCGCTTGGCGCGCCTCTCGCTGCCTTCGGCAATTTCGATTGGCGCGTGCAGCTGGCGATCGTCGCCTTGATCGTCGCGTTTGCCGTCTACGGCATCACGCGCCGCGCCCAGCTCGCCCAGGCGGTGCGCAGCCTCAAGGCAGAACTCGAATGATCTGGCTCGGCACAGCCTTCAGCCTGGGCCTGCCGGCGGTAGCCAAGGCGCTAGGAGCGCTTTGGCGCTTCGCGATGACGCCGTTGGGCCGCGTCGTGCTGCTTGCCCTGCTGGTGGCCGTCCTTGTGGCGGCCGCCTACCTTTACGGCCGCCATGACGGCCGCGCTGCACTTGCCGCCGAGCTGGCCGGCGACCGCATCACAATTCTTCGGGACGGAAAGGCGATCGACAATGAAGTGCTTGCCGCTGATGATCCTGCTTTGTGCGCTCTGCTCGGTGGTTGCCTGCAGCCCGACGCTGACTAGCCCCTGCGACGTGCTTGTGGCCATGCAACCAAAGCCGGCGACGAATTCTTATATCGTCGCCAATGACCGCAGCTTCGCCGTCGCCGTGGCGCAGCATCGCGGCCGCTTCCAGAAGTATCGGTGCAGCTGATGACCGCCAGCCTCAACGAGATCTATGATCGCCTGGGTCGCCTGACCGCGACCCTCGAAGGCGTGTCCGAGCATCTTGAGAGGCAGGACAGAAAGAGCGAGGCGAGCCGGGGCACGATGCACAAGCGGCTCGATGATATCGCGCTGCGTGTCGGCTACCTCGAAAGTGATATGGGCGCCGTGAAGACGACAACGACCGACATGAAAGTGGTCACCGACGAAGTGGTGGAATGGAAGCAGCGCGGCATGGGCGCGCTGGGCGTGATCGGAATAGGCGGCGCTGTCCTGGGCGGCGCGACCGTCTGGTTTTGGGGCCAGATACTGCAGGCGCTGCGCGGCTAG